TTGTCATCCATCAAAATAGACTCAAACATCTCATGATTTAACAACATTATATCAGCATTGCTTACTTCTTTTCCATTCTTTGATAATAAATGTTGCCAAGATATTCCCATATCATAACTGGGGTCGAATTGTTCTGTACTACCATTATCAAATAAATGTTTATTAACAAAAATATGATCATAAACCTTTTGTACTGTAGTTCTTGAAAAACCAGTGTTTTTAGATATTTGTTCAACTTGTGGTTTGACCTTTCGATTAGTAAATTCATCATATAGTCTATAAGCTACTTTGTCATAATTGCCATATGCTGTCTTAGTATCCCAATCGTGACTAACTGCACCAGATTTATTCCCATTAGCGTACTCTTTCTTCCAATCATTAAAGGATGTTTTATTAATATTTTGGCCTTTACCAGTTTCAGGATCACGCATCCAACGCTCTTTAACATCTGGAAGTCCTTCAATATATGGAACCGTGGTACAACGACAATGTGGATGAATCAAAGGGTAGTTAATACCTTCTTTCTTATCCGACATCTTAAATATCTCGCCATCTAAATGACCACAAACATCACAAGTATGGGATTCCAACGTAGCCATATACTCATATTCTTCAATGCCTGATTCCTCATATGCCTTAGCAGTAGCCTGTTCAGCAATATGACCCATCTCGGTAGTAACCAGTCTATGTATCTGATTACGTCTTATACCCTCAAAACGTTGTTGAAACATCTTGGTTATACGTTGGGGACTGTATCCCATGAACGTCCCACGTAACATCACATCAACCAACTGATTAGGCAGTACATCGTGATAGTTCTTCCAAACACGTTTAGAAAAATCTTCTTTGTGCCATGGCCGACTAACAATATATTTAATTTGGTTCTCATCAAATCTGGCAAATTCACTAGTTAAATTAGCTTGCTGAACCTGAGTATTAAAAATAGTCGTCATGTAAGTTTCTTGGAACTGATCAGTTAATTGATTAGATAAACTGTCAGTTTCATCACTTGCAAAACGACTACTAATTTCCTTAAGCTGCAGTTCTAAATTCTGCAACCTAGCTATTCTACTTTTAAAATATTCCGAATCTAGTTCTTTAGTATATCCACCCTTGATTGCCTTACGTTTAAACTCTGCAAGGGTCATTGTCCAATCAGTACTACCAACCGTCTTCAGTAATTGTTTAGCTGTCTCAGGGTCAATATCATGATTGTCAGCGTACTTTGAATACCATGTATCAGCCTCCTGCTCAAGTTCACACTCTAAACTTGATAATCTAGATTTTAGATTTTGCTCATAACTAGCTGAATTTTGAAGTTCATGAGCTTTTATTCTAAGATAACGCTTCTCCCAATAACTAAGACTTGTCATCTTCGCCACCATTCAAATCATTAAGATTATCCGGATTAGAGTACCCATCACGATTAACTTCATCATCACGGCGATCTTTTAATTCTTGATGCCAATCGTCAACTAATGGATTAGCCTTAGCAATTGCTTCTTCTGATGTAAAGTTTGCAACTTGTGCAATGGTTTGCGCCTTTTCAAGGTCATTCTGAATAAGCGTTCTGGTCCAGGTTTGTTTAACTTTAACATCATCAACCTTTGAAACTCCGAGATGTAGCAAGATTGCTTTTACTAATTCGCTAATACCGATTCTAAATTGTGTTTCGGTATTACCAGCTTTTAATTCAAGGTGTGAGTACAACATTTTAATTGCAGCACCTGTTGCATTATTAGCTTCAAATTTAGTTGTATCAATTCCCTGACCATCTTTAAATATCTTTGAATCAGTAGTCTCCAATAGACTATTTCGGGCTTCAACAGGTATGTCAATTGTTAGTGTTTCTAGCCCTGATTTATCATTACCACCCATTGAATCAAACTTGACAGCCTTATCATGCTTCAGTGCCTTTTTAAATTCATCAAGTGATTCGCCACCGTAATTTGTAAGCACTAAAATAACTTGTTGCACATCGTCAACATCATTAACAAATCCATTGTAAACCGCATCATAAACATCAATCTGACCTTTATATTTGGATAAGTCAGGTCGTTCAAATCTATTCTTTTTGAATGGAATAAATGGCACTCTTCCAAATTGATGTTGCATTACATTACTAGTTCCAGCTTCAAATCCAGTAGTAATGTCAAAGTAATTAAATCTATTAGCATATGCTTCCAAATCAGAATAATCTTCACGTGAGCATTTAAAAAAAGTTACGTCCGAATCAGTCCAATACTCATGTACATAAAAACTACCACCAGTATCTGGATTAATTTGTTCATAACTTCTTCTTAAAGCTAATATTTTTCTATCTAAATCATTTGAATACACTGGCGTAATCTGGTCAGGCGGAACAATTCCATATTGAAATTTGCCATCCTTATCTATCCAATAATGTACCCAAGCAACACCTGCATTGGCCGCATCTACAACTAAAGTATTAAGACGTTCTCCAAAATCATCCCCAAGTATTTGATTAACTTGGTCATTGTAATTATTATCTTCAATATCAATTTGCGGTGGTTTTGTTGCAACATAACCAGCCTCTTGATCAACAATTAGCTGATGGTAGTTAGAACTAACTCGATTATCAGCACTTCTTAATAAATCATTTTTCTTTCCGTCAGTTCGTGCCTTAGATTCTCCACCAACGCTCAAAGTAATATCATTCTCATTAAAGTAATATCGCATCGAGATTTTATAATCTTTAATAAAATCCTGATTAGCTTTATCAGTACGTTTTAATAACGTCTTCATTGCATTTACTTCCAAGGTTTGAAACCTCCTTTCCTAACTGTGGATTCAAGTGCATACCTAACGGCATCCATTGCGTGATCATTCCCATCAGGATAGCCAGCTTTAAAATTACCATTTGAATCTTTTTCTAGTTCATAAGTACTAAACTCTCTAGCAGCATTAGGACAAAGCTTAGGGTCAATGACAATCTCACGTAGGTCCTGCAACCATTTATATCCCTGGTCTCTACTACCAGGACCTTTAACTGCACCGTAAATGTTCAATCCCATATCACGATATTCGGCAATTGTTCCAGGCGATGCTGAATCGGCAATGATTGGTTTATTTTTAGGATTTAACTTCTTAACCAACTCGACAGCATTTCTATTCTTCAATGCAACCTGATAAATTTCATTAAAAATATAAAGTCTGTGTCTCGTGACATCAAAAAAGACCTCAACGTATGCAAGCGGATCGTGAGCAAAACCGAAATCAAGGCCTCTTCTAATATTATCGAACTGTTGAAATTCATCTTGAGTAATCTGTCTAAGTGATACATTATCGAATACTTCGGCACCGGTACCAGTTATTTCGCCTAAATATTCGTGAGCATATGCTCGAGGATTATCTTTCTTTAATTGTTCCGCATCAGCTAAGAACTCTTTACCTAGCCATTCTCGTGGAACTGACAAATAATTTGAAGAATGTACCAATGTATCAGAACGAGTTCCCTCTTTAACGACCGTTTTATTTATCCAGTTATTTAAACTTGCTGGTGCGTTATACGTATTAAACGTCATAATATCGGAACCACCACGATTAAGTGACTGGTTAATAGAACGAATATCTTCCTGACTCTCAAACTCATCTACTTCTTCAAAATGTTTAAATTTAACCCAACCGATTCTAAATTTCTGCGACTTAATCTTTCTAGGATTATCAGCACCTAAGAAACGTATTTGCTGTCCTGTCGAAATATAAGTTAGCGTAAGAGGACTCATGGATATTTTCCAATAATTAGAAACAAGCAATACATCTATTGCCCACAGATACTGGTCAAACACTGACCGTCTTAATGTAGCAGCAACTTTTCTCAAAACAACAGCATTCGCATTTGGGTCTTTCATAATCCCCAAAATAATCTCTAATGAAACAAAACTAGATTTTGTTGAACCACGTCCTCCTTCTAACCAATAATTACTGTGTCTGTGATTTTTGATATCAACATGGAGCTGTCTAAACGATGGTGCAATCTTACTCTTTAGTCTTACCTTCTTTACCATCCTCATCATCCCCTTTAATATCATCTAAAATTTGAACACCATTGGTCTCTGCCTTCTCAGACATGTATGTATCGGCATACTTCATCAAATTATCAAGTGCCTTCTGCTTATCATAGAGTTTTACTACCAAGCCATCTTTTCCTCTGTGCAACTCTTGAATAGATGACCAATCAATTTGCTCACTAGGCTTTAAGAAAATATCAGCAACATGTTTCTCCACTGGATTGTCTTCAGTATCCAGAAACACATTGCCGTCTCTATCCATGACAATCTCCTTATGGACCTTGTAATCTAACACATCTCCTAAACTGGCAAATGCTTGCTTAGTGTATTCATTTATGATGTCATCAATCTCAACATACATTTCAGAATGCAACTGCTTTTTAAGTTTATTAAGCTGGTCCTTTACACCAACATTTCCCAACAACCTTGGTCCAGCTCTCAGTGCATTTTCATAATTAACACCATATGCCCTTTGATATGCTTTGGTTGCATTAAACAATTGCAAATAAAAAAGGCAGAACAGTTTTTGCTTTTCATTAAGCTTACTGTTTGCCTCTAATTCATCAATTATTTTGGGTGCAACCTTAGGTGCACCTGTTTTAGTCCTTGGGTGCAACTTTTTAGTAGTAGATGCACCTCTTTGCCAACCATGTCTACTCCTCCATGATTTTACTGTATTGATTGATACTTCATACTTACCAGCAATATCTTTGTACTTCATTCCTAGTAAATAATCTTTCTCAGCCTCTTTCCATTTATCCATTACATA